CAACAACTGATTTCAACCACTGCAATCCAATCTTCTTAGACTTTGATACACCATTATCATCTTTAGCATCACCATCAAAAAAGTGCTTGCTCCAAAACTTACGTTTATCGTATTGACCACCGATAATGGTGTATTCAACTTCAAGCCACTTAGCTGATGTGGTTTGTGATGCCCTAAATAAAGGAGTATTACTAAACTCAGGTATAGTTAAAGGGTTAGGTTGGATGGTAATAATCGCTCTTGCGATAGTGCCATCAGGGATTAAATCAAAATCAGATCCACCCCCACTTTCAATATTGTTTAAATCAATCACTGGACTTCTCCTTTCTGTGTTGGTTGTGATTGTGGATCAACAAATGTTAAATCCTTTTTCTGTGCAGATCCGTTAAGCTTACTTATAAGTTTACCAAGATGTGGTTCTTCAACGACATCAAGCTTTCCTGATCTATCTTTAGCTGGGTATCCCCACTCGTTAAGAGTTTGACAAACAAAAGCTCTATATGGTTGCACACCATCTCCACCACCCATAACTGTCATTGTAATTACTTCATCAACAATACCAGGCAGTTCTCGTGCAGTTTTAGAACCCTCTATTTGTAACTCGTAGTTAGTTCGACCATAGTCATCTACCTTGGAGTCAAGTATGCCAACTAAAATAACATTCTTATCTCTAATATGTTGTAAATGAGTAAGCCATGCCATCATCTCTCTTCCGTGCATACCATAGGCAGAACGAGTATCTACTTTACCTGATCTTTCTATAATATTATCGGGATGTGACATACAGTATTGAAAACACAAACGTCCTGCAACTGTAATACTATCAACAAAAATAGTATCATACTTGCCAAGTTTTTTGTGAAATTCATCACCATGTTCCTGCATGACTCTTTCATAATGAATATGATCATAAGGCTCTCTTGACAGTGACGGATTAACACCACCAATGTAACAAACAAAATCACGACACTCTTGCCATGTATTTGGTCTTATTACATCAATAGGAAAATCCTTAATGGCAGTGTCACCTGCCTCAAGGTCAATAAATAAAGTCTTATCAGGATCAAGGGTTCGGGCAAGAGTTGTCTTGCCCACACCACTTTGACCACAGATAACCATCTTATGACCTCTCTTTTCTGCCATACGTTGTTCGGCAGTGATTATTTGTAAAGCCAATTAAGCCTCCTCTGATTGAACGAGATCAATATTCACTGTGCCTTGCTCGACAGTTCTAGCTGACTGAAGCTTTTGAACAATAGCTGGAGGAGCATTAGTGTACTTCCTCTCTTCCACAGAGTATGTGACTTTTGCATAATGTCTTGCATCTTCAGCATCCATACTATCAAAAGCATCTCGTAGTGCTTGCTGATCCCATGTTACTTTTTTATTAATGGAGACCTTAACTTTCTCTTCTTGCTCAGAAAACACAGTAGTTGTGCCAAAATCTTTACCCTGTCTCTGTAAATCATCACGAGCAGAGTTGTAAAACCTTGCTGATAAAAGAGAATTAAGCTCTTCCAACTTCTTTTTTTGTCGATCAATATCTGCCTTCAAGAAAATCTTTTCTTGTAAAAGCTGTTGATCATTCATGTCATAGAAATTCTGTTCCATACTAACCTCACTTTCGTTAAAATTTCTACTTGCAAGGATAAATATAGCGATGATTACAACAATGTCAATACTTAAACTATCATTTTTTTTTGTATGATAGATGAATGTCTATATTATGTATTGCTTTCATCATCTTCTTTTTAAGCTTAAACTCAGGTGTCAGCACGCCTTTTGCATCCTCTACAACCAATCTTGAAAAGCCATCTTCTTCCTGTTGTAAATATCTAAAATCAGCTATGTAATCACAAATCTTTACATCATTAATAGATAATTCATACTTTATTTGACGTTCTAATTCTGATATTACACCAGCTCTTTCCATAGCTTTTAGTTGTCCCCATCTCTCTGCCTCCCATCTTGAGTCAAATTTTAAGCCCATAGCAACAGTTTTTTTTGCAAAATACTTGTTGGGTCTTCGGGTTTTATTGGGTATAATTGGGTATTTATAGGTCATGGAGGTAGTATAATGACAGATACAACAAAATTCAAGTCGGTTGGTTTAGACGTTAAAAGTTATGATAAGTTACTTAAAATATGTGATCACCAAAGAAGAAATATAAGACAACAGCTTGGTCTTTTTATAGATCAAGAGTTTGAGAAAGAAGAGTATAATAAATACAAAAGTAAAGTTACTAGTCTAGGATTAGGTGCTATCAACAGCATTCATACGAGAGATTAGACGATCAGCGCGTTTAGTTACCTGCTTGTGCCATTTCGAGTCTTCCATTTGAATTGCACATTCTTTCCAATTTCTTTCAGCCACAGCTTTACATAGTTTTCTAAATTTAGATAGACGTGGTCTGCCAAGATTAAACATCATATTTGCCAGAATTTGCTGTACTTCTTCTGGCAAATCCTGAAAGTTACCGAATAATTGTTCGCACTCGTCAATCGTAATCTGGATGTCTTTGTCGAATAATTCATTGACTCGTTCTTCTGATACTGGTGTGCCAACTGGCTTACCATATTCTTCATCCCATTCGTTTATAAGGTGACCTATTCCTAGCGTGGGTAGGTTAAGATGGTCTAAATAAATGGAATTGACACAACCTTCATCAACTTTAAGGGTGTCTCTTAGTTGTTCTACGTTCACGGAGTTCCCCTTGTTCTTTGTGCTATGGCTATATTTTGTGGACTAAGACCTAATGAAAAAGCATTAGCTGGATTAGATATGTTTATACCAGCAAGCTGTGTGCCTCCTGCTGGAGGTGCAATATTTGGAGCAGATCCTACATTTCTTACTTGATTTACAGTAGTTCTGGCTTGATTAAAAGCTGGTTGAAGTTGTTGAACACCACTTCTAATTTGATCTTTGACACCAGAGCTTTCTAAAACTGCATCAACCTGACTTTCTGCTTCATCTATTGTATTATCTATTGTTTGACCAGTTGATTGACTTAATGATTTTCCAATTATCGATCCCAAACTTTTTGCTCTATCTTCTGGTCTTTTAAATTGTTTCAACGTAATTCCATTATATTGAGCTATAATGTCATCATAATAACTTTGTGATAACATTCTATTACCTAATATAGTAAATTTAGCTAGTTTACCTAAATTTTGAAATGGTGAAGCAGCTATATTAGCGGCAACGAGATCACCACCTTCAGCAGCTCTTGCATTAAATTTAAGTATTTTACCAAACTTTTCCATACTTTCACCAACACCTTCTGGAAAAATTGTTCGTAGTTTACCATCGGCTGCTGCATCTAATATTCTATCTGCAAAAGCATTTAAAGATTTACCATCTGTCATAACTGACTCACCAAAATCATCAATCATGCTGTTGATATAGTAAGCTCTGATTTTTTGTAGTGAAGCATCGTCACGTCTACTTGCAAAATAATTTATTATTGGTCTTATTTCAGAGTTTTTAGTTTGTTTTTGCACTAAAAATCTTGATGCTTCTAATGGGTCTAAATCTAATGTTTCATCTTGCAATTTATTTATAATTCTATTTCTTTGTTCTCTTGCAAGTGTTTTTTGTGTTTCAGACAAAGCTTTTAACTTATCTCTTAATCCTGTTATACTCTCAGTGCTTCCTCTACCCACAGCATCTCTATACTGATCTAAAACATTTCTAGCTTGTAGACCTGATATTTTAACACCACCAATTTCGTCAGCTAATTTCAAAATTTCATCTGTTTTATCACCGAACAATGCCCTAGCTGTAGTGCCAAGACCTTTAACAGCTTGTGCGAATTTAGCTCCATTAAAATCTTTGACATTTTTAAAGTTTTTTATGCCCGATGTTTCAATAGCATTTTCTAAAAATTGATTAGCTGCTCTTGCAGTAAATTCGTCTGCAAGATCATCTCCTGTTTTCCCACCAACTGTACCACCATAGTCTCTTAAAAATTCTGTTGCTCTTTGTAAAAACTGTGGATTGTTTGCTTTTACTACATTTTTGTATATGTCAATATTCATAGGAGCTTTATCTATTTCACCAGGCAATGTCCTATAGTTACTTAAATTTTTAATTGCTTGAGAAGCTTCTAAGTCTTCTAATATACTTTTACCTAAAAAGTATTCTGCTTGCGCTCCTTTTAAAGCTTTTCCTGCGTTTCTAAATTTGTTTGTTGTGGTTGTACTGCCTAATCTTCCTGATAAGTCTCTAAACAATTGACTATTTTCGTCACCCATTTGTTTAAACATGGTATCTATTTCGTCAAGTAAACCTGTGCCATTTACGTTTACAAGTTCTTGTTTAACAGTATCATTAGAACTCATTCTTAAATCACTTAAAGTTTTTCTTAAATTGTAAAGTTGATTAAAAGAAACAGCATTGGTTAGTCCATCATCTAATTTACCACCAATGCTTTCAAATTGACTTAATATATCTCTGAAAGCTGCACCATCTGGATCTTTTGATCCTGCTATTTGTGGAGCATAATCACTCTTAATTCTTCTTAAATGATCGGCAAATTTGTTTATAAACATTATGCCATTACGACCTAATCCAGCATCATCACGAAGAATTTCATCTACAGCTCTAAATTTACCTGATATAAAAGTATCGAAGTTGTCTGTGGCATTTTTGAATACTTCAAACAAATCATCATCAACAGCACCATTTTCATCTGCTGCTTTTTTAAAAACACCAACTGCACCTCTCATTTGTTCAATTATTTCTTTCTGTGCTTTTTTTTCTGCTTTAATTAATGCTTCGTTATTATCTACCATACCACGTTTAAGTATTTGTCCAACGTCAACTGCATCAGCACCTTCTAATCCAAACTTATCTTTATAAGCGTCTATGGTCTGTCTTATAACATCATTATTATTTTTTAAACGATCTGATGTTTTAAATATCTTTTCACCAATAGCTTGTATTCTTGCGACAAGAGAAGGTGCGCGTATTGCAGATAAAGTAGGTTTTATACCAAATCCACCACGAACAACTGTTCCATCATCTTTTGTTACAACACGACTGGTTGCTGCAATTTTTTCGTCAGAGGATAATTTTGCAAAGTCTGATGGTTTAATTATATTACCAGCTTCATCTATTGGAGGTGATGTTGAAAGACCTGCTGTGTCAATCTCTGTTGCTGTAAGATCTTTGCCAGGTGTAACACCACGTCTTACAGCTCTAAAAGCACCAGCCGCTAAACCGAATGTTAAATCACTAAAAAAACCTATCGCTGCTTCTTTACCCACATCACCAGCTATGTCTTTTATGTCTTGTTTTTGCACTCCAGCTAAAGCTTCACCTGCTTCTTCTACAGCTTGTCCACCACCTGCTCCTATACCAGCACCAATAGCAGCACCAACAATAGGAATAGGTATAGCCAACTGACCAGCAATAGCACCAGACACACCACCAACTAACTCTGGAAGAATACCTGCAAGATCAGAAAAATCATATCTACTAAAGCCCTCTTCATCGACAAGTATGTTTTTGTCTGTTTCCTGACCAAACTTAGATGCACCAGTTGGTGTTAAAGCTAATCTTCCTCTATTATCTCTTAAAAAGTCATCGTCATTAAGATCGAATTTGCGAAGTATTGCGTCTTCTTCTTCTTTTGTTTCAGCTACACTCAACGCAGAACGCAGAGCATTACTCTTTATACCAGTGCTGGAATCAAACAATTGTTCGACTTTATCAGCTACATTTGGCTCTTGTTTAGAAACTAACTGTCCAGCACCTGATTGCCTAATAATATTGTTTATTTGTATCGATTCTTCAAGTGTAGGCTTATCACCTGCAATTGTAATATTTACTGTACCTTGTGGTGTATTTAATACAACTTTACCCATTTTATTTTCTTGTTAAATCTATGTTTATAGTTCCGTCACTACCTACAGTTGCGCCATACTTACCTGACGTTCCAATAGTTATAGCTTCATTAATAACTCGTAATGTATCATTGTAGCTTTCATCACTCATGTGATTTTTTCTTTGCCCAAATTCAGAAAAAATACCTTCTAATGTCCTTTGCGGTGCATCGAATATAACGCGAAGTTGTGCAAAGTTTTCAAGGTTTTCTTCTAATGGTTTCAATGGACTTATTTTACCAAGCAACTCTTCTAATCTTTTAATATCACCTTCGGATATTCCATTACCTGTTTCTTTTGTTAAAAACTTTTTGTACTGCGAAATAAGTCTTCTTTGTAGTATTTCTATTTGCTTTTCTGCACTAATGTTTGTTTCATCTTTATTTAATTTAAAATCTTTTGAATAATCATCATTTCCAATACCTAAAGGTTTAAGTAATCTTTTACCTCTTTCTAAAATGATAGTAACAGCAGATGCAGGACTTTTACCAGCTAGTTGTCTTGTTAAAGCTTCCATTTGATTAATACTGTCTTTAGCTTCTAATACATTTCTATAAGCATCAGCATGAGCCTTGGCTTCAGATTGAGCGTTTAAAAATACAATGTTATTGTTACCAGCTACATAACCCTTGTTAATTTTAAGGTTAGGTTGATTTAATAATCTTGCTTCTGTAATTTTGCCTTTGGGGTCAACGCCTTTATTTGCAAACTCAAGTCTTTTAATTAACAAATTGTTATCTAATTTCATTTGTTCTAATTGTTGCTTGTTTGCATAGCCTCTAAATTCTTTTGATACCGCAGCCAATGCAGTTCTCTTTTCTTTGGCTTTAGCTAATGCCGCTAAACGATCTGCTTTTTGTTCTTGTAGAGCATATTTACCAGCAGCTATTTGACCAGCTCTTGCTTCTTTTCTAGCTGCCTCAAACTTAGGTAATGCTTTTTCACCAGCACGACCAACTTCACCAAGTATGTTTGACAAGTCAAAATCTTTACCTGCTCTGTTTTGCATAAGAGCTAAACCTAATGCCATCAAAGCTGATCTATTATTTGGTTCACCAGAAATATCTATACCAGTAGCTCTTTCAAAATCTTTTTTATAATCATCTAAAATTTTAACATCTGATCTATCTTTAAAAGCATCTTTCCCATACATTTCCTCTATTTGTTTCATAGCATCTTTGAACAATTCTGCTTGAGCATTTTGTTTTTTTGCTTCAGGATCAGTAACTGCTTTAAGCTCTTCTTCTGTGTATGTATCTGTGTAATCAAGATCTTCATCAGGTGCTGATGCTATGTCAAATTCTTTTTCTGCACGTTTGATGGCATCTTGCTCTGCTTCAAACTCACCAGGTAAATCCTGTGTTGCATCTACTGCTTTTGAATCTGTTATAGCTGTGCCTGCAAACTCGTCAGCAGTTGATTTACTTTTAGCTGCTTTATCAAGTATTGCTTTTTTTGCAGAAGCCTCTCTTTCTGCTAAAGTTTGCCCTATAACAGGACTAGCTCCGACTTGACCTCTAGGTATAGATGTATCTATTGGCAGACCTAATTCAAGACCACCTGTGCCAGTTGCTACTCGTTGTGCCTGCGCTCTTCTTCCTTTTTCTGTAAACAAGGGACTCGTTAATGCAGTGCCTGAAGTTGATAGTAAAGCATCAATAGGAGTTTTTACTCCTTTGTAGACTTGCCCAAAAGCTTGAGGTATGTTTAAAAAACTCTCACCTAAAATAGCAGAACCTTGACCAAGCAATGTGTCTGCATCTTTACTGCCAAGCGCACCAGTGTAATCTTTAAAACCAAGAACATTTAAAAATTCTTGATTTTGTCCTGCTTGTCTATTTAATTCTTTTAGAAACTCTGAACCTAAACTTCTTTTTGGTACTAACTGATCTACTAATCCTTGTGACAATGTTGGTTGTTTTGCCATGTAACTATCCTATGTAGACTTTGAACCACCAAAAGGTGCAATCTGTGACAATGTAGTATAAGCACCAATACCCTGCAAGAATGGATTTGCACCAGGTGTTGTTGCTTGTTGGAACGTAGAAGGTATTGAAGCACTTGGCATTCCTTGTAATAAGTTTTGTCCTAACTGCAATCTAGTGAATGGCTCTTGAGCTTGTTGTAATAAGTTTTGACGTTGTGCGTCTAGTTGTGCTTGTTGTTGTCCTTGTCTCAATGCACCAAGTTGTGATAGTTGAGATATATCTGCTTGACCCAATGCTTGTTGTAATCTGCCTAAATCACCTGTTGTTCCTGCTAATGTACCAAAAGCTTGACCTAAACCACCAGATAGTCTTCCTGCATTTTGTGCAGCTTGTAAAGCTGATTGAAATCCTTGTGATAACAATCTTGATAAAGTATCACCTTTTACTTGTTGTAATCCTCTCTCAGTTTCTGCTCTTTGCACACCCTCTCTTGATCCACCAAAAGCACCAGATCTAATTGCTGCGGCATCTGCTCCAGCTCTTCTCATATCGGCTTGTCTATTAAGTTGACGCATTGCCACATCAATAACCT